GTGTCCCACAGCCAACAGGCTGGCGTGTCGTCATTCTCCCCTACCGTGGGGCGGAAAAGACCAAGGGCGGCATTGTTCTGTCCGATCAAACCCGCGAAAAACAGCAACTGACCACGGTTTGTGGCTATGTTTTGGCTGTTGGGGACCTAGCTTACAAAGACGAAGGTAAATTTCCTAATGGTCCTTGGTGTCAAAAGGGCGATTGGGTAATTTTTGGCCGCTATGCGGGTGCGCGTATCGGTCTAGACGGTGGGGAAATCCGAATCTTAAACGATGACGAGATTCTCGCCCGCATTAACAATCCAGAAGACATTCTGCACATGTGAGGCCCTTATGACAAACACCGTACCTGATTCACAACTGGAGTTTAATTTGGGGGAAGGCGAACAAGAGACACTGGTGGATGTGCCAGAGTCGGATGCGCCAGAAAATGCCCCCGAACCAGCAACGGCAAGGCAAGAATCGACCCCAGAGCCTGCTCGCCAGTCCCAGCATAGCGATGAGTTGGATGCTGTTAGTGAGAATGTGCAAAGGCGCATTTCCAAATTGACAGCAAAGATGCGTGAAGCCGAGCGTAGAGAGCAGGCAGCGCTGGAATATGCCCGTAATGTCCACGCCAAAGCACAAACATTAGAGCAGCAACTTGTTGCTACTGATGCTGGTAGATTGAGCGAGGCGCAAAGTCGGATGATGACTCAATCTGACCAGTTGAGAGCAATTATTCGTCGGGCGCGGGAAGAAGGGGATATTGATACTGAGACAGAGGCCCAAGAGCGGTTGATGCAGTTGTCGTTAGAGCAGAAGCAGGTCAATTCATGGCTCCAATATCAGCAACAACAGGCCATGGCACCTGCGCCGCAGCCAGTACCACAACCCGTTCAGCAACAATCCTCTGCGCGTAAGCCGCCAAGCCCTAAAGCAGAAGATTGGGCGGCAAGAAACGAGTGGTTTGGTAAGGACAAGGCCATGACGTACGCGGCATGGGGAATTCATTCGACCATGGTGGAGGAGGAAGGATTTGACCCTGAATCCGACGAGTACTATACTGAAATAGATAACAGGATCAAACAGGAGTTTCCACACCGGTTTGCCCCTGCTCAACAGACTCAACAGAGACAACGGCAGAACGTGCCCGCCGTTGCTCCTGCTACCCGTAGTTCCGGGGTCAGTAGTGCACGCCGTTCGGTGAAATTAACACCGAGTCAAGTTGCTATCGCAAAGAAATTGGGTGTTCCTCTCGAGGAATATGCCAAATACGTGAAGGAGTAAGAAATGACCCAAGAGAAAATGACTATCGACCGCGCTCCCCGTAATTCACGGGAAAAGGAGGCTCGTCGCAAGCCTTGGACTCCTCCATCACGTTTGGACGCACCCCCTGCCCCTAAAGGATTTCAGCATCGCTGGATTCGTTCGGAGATCAATGGTTTTGAGGACAAGCAGCACGTTTATGGCCGTCTTCGCGAGGGCTATGAACTGGTGCGTAACGAGGAACTGCCAGAAGAGTACCGCAACACCTTGCCTACCATCGAAGATGGTAAGCATGCTGGTGTGGTAGCTGTTGGTGGCCTTTTGCTTGCCCGTATTCCAGATGAGACTTTGGCGGAACGCAATGCGCACTATACCGGTAAGGCGCGGGATCAGATTCATGCGGTGGACAATGAGTTGATGCGTGAAAACGCTCACTCGACAATGCGTATCCAGAACCCCGAAAGGAGTTCTCGCACTACCTTCGGTAGTCGTTAAGACTACATAACCCTTTAGGAGCTATTCATGGCAAACGTAGATAAAGCCTATGGTCTCCGCCCAATGGGTAACCTCTCTGCTACTGGTGCACAGAAGCAGTATGGCTACATCATCGCGGACAACCAGTCGGGCGCTATTTTTCAGGGTGACCTAGTTACCCTCGTTGGCGGCTACCTTGTTAGATATGTCAGTGGCACTCATGCCACGGCTGTTGGCGTATTTAACGGTTGCAGCTATATCGATCCAACCTCTGGTAAGCCAACTTGGAGTAATTACTACCCCGGTTCGGTGAACATCACAACAGGTCAGATTATCGCTGAAGTGTTGGATGACCCTAATCAGCTATTCATTATCCAAGCTGATGAAGATGTGGTTCAGGCGGATATTGGCCAGAACGCTGCTGTTGCTTACACTGCAGGTAGCACAGTAAACGGTGTTTCTGGCATGGAACTCGATTCCTCTTCCATCCTTACCACTAATACCTTGGTCCTAAAGATTGTTGGTCTGTATAACATTCCAAACAATTCTTTGGGTGAAAACTTCACTCAGGTTGTCGTAAAGATCAATGCGCATCAATACGGCAGCATCGGTGTTGCTGGCCTGACCTAATAGGAGCTAAATCATGGCTATTTCCCGTTCGCAACTCGTAAAAGAGCTAGAACCCGGCCTGAACGCTCTGTTCGGGATGGAGTACAAGCGCTACGAAAATGAGCACGAAGCGATTTTTTCGATTGAGTCGTCGGATCGTGCGTTTGAAGAAGAAGTTATGCTGACCGGCTTTGGTGAGGCACCGACGAAAAACGAAGGTGCTGGCGTGAATTACGACTCCGCACAGGAATCGTTCACCGCCCGCTACACGCATGAGACCGTTGCACTGGCGTTCGCGCTGACTGAAGAGGCCATCGAGGATAACCTCTATGACCGTCTGGCATCGCGTTACACCAAGGCACTGGCTCGTTCGATGTCCTACACCAAGCAGGTGAAGGCAGCTTCGGTGCTGAACAATGCGTTCAACACCACTGGCCCATACAACGGCGGTGACGGCGTTTCTCTGTGTAACGCTAACCACCCAACCGCTCTTGGTCCTAACTTCAGCAACGTGCCAACCACCCCTGCTGACCTCAATGAGACCTCGCTGGAACAGGGCATCATTGATGTTGCAGGTTTCACTGACGAACGTGGCCTGAAGGTCGCTCTGTCGGTTCGCCGCATGATCATTCCGAAGGAACTGCAATTTACCGCAGAGCGCCTGATGAAATCGACCCTGCGCACCGAAACCGCAGACAACGACATCAACGCCATCAAATCGATGGGCATGGTCCCCGAAGGTTACTTCGTGAACCACTTCCTGACCGATCCGGACGCATGGTTCCTCATGACCGATGCCCCGAACGGCCTGAAGATGTTCCAGCGTTCTGACATTAAAACTGCCTTCGAAGGCGACTTCGATACAGGTAATGTTAGGTACAAAGCGCGAGAGCGATATTCTTTCGGCTGGTCAGACCCACGTGCAATTTGGGGTTCGGAAGGCTATACCCCAGCCTAATTAGGGGAACGAGAAAAGGGGCCGATTGGCCCCTTTTCTTTTATTGGCAATAGTGTATATTGCACGTATTCCGGGATTTTCCGGCGTATCTGACAGCCCCGGCTGACGACATGCAGACAGATACGCTTTAACTCGCATGTGAGGATATCAACATGGCACGTACTACCTTTTCTGGTCCGGTAGCGTCGGACAACGGTTTTCTTCAATTAAGCGACAACGACAAAGGCATCACCATCAAGGCCCCTGCGGCATTGGCGGCAGACTATGTTCTTACGCTCCCTCCTAACGATGGCACCAATGGCCAGCAACTGACGACTGACGGCTCTGGCGTACTGTCATGGGCTTCGGCTGGTGGTACCGGCACGGTTACTCAAGTTAGTACTGCAGGTACTGTAAATGGTCTTACCTTGACCGGTGGCCCTATTACTGGTTCCGGCACTGTTACGCTAGGCGGAAACCTTGCGCTTACCGCAGACACAGTTGCAAACCTAGAAGCCATTGGAAACGCAATTAACACCACCGGTAAGTACACCGGCAAGATGGTTGTTGTTTTGGCATCCGGTTTGATTTTTACTGCCTCTGGATCAACCGCAGGTTCCGTATGGCGGGCATCTGACGGCACCACTGTCGCCACGCCAGTCTAATAGGAGGTCGCCATGGGATACATGAGCGATTTACAGAGTACCTACCGCACGACGGATGGGGCCATTTTTACTGGCCGCACCCGTATTAAGGCGGTCTATGTCTCTCCTGATGCAGGGGTAGGTTCTGTGTCGATTACCGATGGTAACGCGGGCACTGTTCTTTACAGAATAGACGTTCCTGCGGGCAGTAGTGCCATTTATATGTCACTACCGGAGGACGGTATTTTGTTTAAAAACGGGGCATACGCTGATCTTACGACTGTCATTTCGGCAACATTCTTCTGGGCATAAAGGATCAAATCATGATGATGAAAATGAACAAGCGCCGGAAAAAATCCGGTATGAGCATGGACAAGGGCATGAAATTGGCCAAGTCCACCAAAAAAGGCATGGCTGGCGACGACATGTTGTCGATGGACTCGATGCCTGTGAAAAAAATGGGTGGCGGGATGATGGGTTATGCCGCAGGCGGCATGGTCAGCCCTCGCAAGAAGATGGCCATGGGTTACAAGGACGGCGGCATGGTTCAGATGGTTGAATCGCGTGGCAATGGCGCTGCGCGTGGCAAGAAGACCCGTATCTGCTAATTTATGCCTCGCAAAAGCGAAAAGCCGATTGCAACTTCGGTCAAGTCGGGCAATTTTCGCCCGACTAAGTCCGGGGCGGGGATGACAAAGCAGGGAGTATCTGCTTACCGTCGTGCCAACCCCGGCAGTAAGTTGCAGACGGCAGTTACAGAGGACAAGCCTTCAGCCGCTCGTGCGGCTCGAAGGAAGTCCTATTGCGCTCGTAGTGAAGGTCAGATGAAGAAATTCCCAAAGGCTGCAGCAGACGCAAATAGTCGGTTGCGACAGGCTAGAAAACGGTGGAAGTGCTGAGATGGAAGTCATGGTATGGAATACGGTGCTTTCAGTTTCCCTTGGCTTGATTGGGTGGATTCTGAAAGAAAAGTCGGCCGAAGTTCATCGCCTACAGGTGTTGATCAATCGCACTCGTGAAGAGATGGCTAAAGAGTATGTGACAAGGGATCAGGTCCATACGGATATCAACCGTGTTTTGGACCGGTTAGATAGATTGGAATCGAAACTTGACCGATTGATGGAAACCAAAAATGCCAGCTAAAAGCGCAAAACAGAAGAAGTTGATGGATGCGGCAGCGCATAGTCCAGCTTTTGCGAAAAAAGTAGGCATCCCTGTCAAAGTGGCGAAGAAGTTCAGTAAGACCAGTAAAGGTATGACTTTTGGCAAAGGTGGCAGCATTAATCGTGTAGGTGATGCGGTTACGCCTAGTCGTAGAGACCCAGACATCGGCAAGATGATTAAAGAAGTGCGCACACCTAACGTCAAGCACAGCGGAAAAGCTGGGCTGAATCAGAGTAGGTTTGGTGGTTCGAAGGGTACTAAGTATGCTTCGGGCGGCATGGCCAAGAAAAAAGGATGCTAAATGGCAACCTCCGGAACAACCACCTTCAATTTAGAGTTTGATGATCTAATTGAAGAGGCGTATGAGCGTTGCGGGTTAGAAAACCGCGACGGCTACGATATGAAGACCGCTCGTCGGTCTTTAAACTTGTTGTTTCTGGAGTGGGCGAATCGTGGGCTTAATCTGTGGACGATTGAGCAGCGTCAGGTGTCTATGGTATTTGGTCAGGCTGAATATACGCTGCCTTCCGATACGGTCAATGTATTGTCTGCAGTAATTCGTACGGGGTCTGGTCAGACGCAGCAAGACATTACGATTGACCGCATCAGCCAGAACGAATACCTGCATTTGCCTGATAAGAATACGCAAGCGCGTCCTGCGCAGTATTACGTCCAGCGTACAAGCAGTGCAAAACTTTTTGTTTATCCTGCTCCGGATAATTCGGAACCGTACATCTTTCGATACTATGCTGTTCGACGTATTCAAGACGTTGGGGCATATACCAATACCGCAGACATCGTGTTCCGCTTTTTGCCTTGCTTAGCGGCAGGATTGGCGTATTACTTGTCATTGAAAAAAGCGCCAGACAGAACAGTAATGTTGAAGCAGTTGTACGAGGAAGAATTTGCCCGTGCGGCGCAGGAAGATCGAGATATTGCTAGTGTGTATTTAACGCCTGACATAGGATATTGATATGGCGGGGTATGCAACAGGCAAATACTCGTTAGCCATATGTGATCGGTGCGGTCAGCGGTTCATGCTGAAAGATTTGAAGAAGGAATGGACGGGGTTCAAGGTTTGTCAGGAGTGCTATGAACCAAAGCACCCACAACTTGAGCCAAAGCGTGGGATTAATGAGCCGATTGCTGTGTATGAGCCGCGCCCAGATGTGATTTCTACAGTCAGGGTATCGGTTTGGCAGGGTGGGGATTCTACAATTGCATCAGTAGGAATGCAGCCTGCTCCAGTAGCAAAGCCATTAACGGCAGCGGGTGTTTTGAACAATGTAACGGTGGTCATATCATGAACTACACAGAACTGACCGACGCTATTCAAGAGTACACGGAGAACGAGTTCTCCTCCACACAACTTGACACAATTGTTCGTCAGGCGGAGCAGCGCATTTACAACACCGTTCAGTTAGCCAACCTTCGTAAGAATGTGGAAGGCAATCTGACAGCGGGCAACAAGTATTTGACTACACCTAATGATTTTTTGTCGGTGTATTCGCTGGCGGTTATTGATGACAACAATGATTACATATATTTGTTGAACAAGGATGTGAACTTCATTCGTGAAGTTTTTCCTTCAGGAAGCTACGAGGCTATCCCCAAGTATTACGGTATTTTTGGTCCAGTGACCAATCTTGCGACAGAGTTGTCTTTGATTTTAGGGCCTACGCCAGATCAATCTTACGATGTTGAACTGCATTATTACTATTATCCAGAATCGATAGTAACGGCAGACAATACGTGGTTAGGCGACAATTTTGATTCAGCGCTGTTGTATGGAAGCTTGGTAGAGGCGTACACCTTTATGAAGGGGGAGCCTGATTTAATGGCGCTGTATGACGGGAAGTATAAGGAAGCGTTGGCACTACTGAAGCAGCTTGGTGATGGCAAGCAGCGTGGTGATACGTATCGTGATGGTCAAATCAAGTATCCGGTGAATTAATGGCAATCACGCAAACATGGACGACAAGTTTCAAGCGGCAACTGCTGTTGGGCGAACACGACCTTGATACGGATGTATTAAAGATTGCCTTGTATACGAGTTTGGCGACGCTCGGTCCGGATACTACCGTGTATTCAACGACCAATGAGGTATCTGGGACGGGGTATACAGCAGGGGGCCTGACGCTGACGAATGTGACGGTGAACCAAGGCAATGGGATTGCTTACGTAAGCTTTGACAATCCTACATGGGCGGGGACATCGTTTACAACGGCGGGAGCATTGATTTACAACAGTAGCAAAGCCAATAAGGCGATGTTTGTATTGAATTTTGGGATGAACCAAACAACGGTCAATGAGAATTTTGTGTTGGACCTTCCGGCAGATAACCCAACATTTGCTTTGATCAAACTAGTGTAGAGGGCATTATGCAGATCGAAAAATCACGTGCGAATGATGCAGTTTCCTGCGTCGTTGAAAAAAAAGCGGAAGCCTCTTCCAGAGCGAGAGCGGCAGGGGTGTTTCGCATGGAATGCTTTGACAAGGATGGCAACCATAAGTGGACGGAAGAATTTCCGAACTTGGTGGTCAATGAAGGTTTGAAGGACATGAACGACAAGTACTTCAGCGGCGTAGGCTATTCCGCTGCTTGGTATCTTGGTCTAGTTCAAGGCCCTGCCTCTGGTACTGTGTTTGCTGCGGGCGATACACTTGCCTCTCATATTGGGTGGACAGAGGATACGGCCTATACAGGTAACCGTAAAGCAGTCACCTTTGGTGCGGCGACTACCGCAGATCCTTCGGTGATCAGCAATAGTGGGTCACCTGCGCAGTTCACGATGAATGGTACGACCACAATTGCTGGCGCGTTTTTGTGTTCTGTTGCCACGGGCACATCGGGCATACTGTTTTCGGCCTCTGATTTTCAAGCCCCGGGGGATCGCGCGGTGGTATCAGGTGACGTGTTGAACGTGACGTATACGTTCAGCCTTGATGCGGCATAAGGAGACGGACATGGCGGCGTTCAAAAAAGGTGATGTGGTATCTGTAAAGGTAACGGTTCCATCGGGTCCGATTACTGCGATGCGGATGAACGAAGATGGGGTCATTTCTTATCTGGTGTCATGGACGGATTCAGGTGGCGTAGAACAGCAGCGGTGGTTTGAGGAAGACCAGTTGGTGGCGGGGTAATGTGTGTCCGAAGGCGGATGGAGCTCCGGTACGTGGGGACAAGCGGGTTGGGGGTGTTCGGTATATGACCGAACGGCTTTGGACACGGCTACGGCAAGTGACGCGACATCCTCTGGGGTGGTTTATGGTAGCGCGGTCAGCGAGACATCTACCGCAACGGATGCAGTTAGTTCTTTACTAATATTTGGCACGAGTGTTGCAGAAACGACTACGGCAGGGGATTCAGTTAGTGCCTTGGTCGAGGTTTTTGGTGGCATAGCTGAGTCGGTAAGTGGGCAGGATACGGTTTCGGCGACGACGACGTACAGCCGGGCAGTCAGTGAAAGTGCGGTTGGCGCGGACGCGGCAAGTGCGAATGCTGATTTTGCGGTGTCGGTTTCTGAGACGGCCACGGCTGCCGATGCGGTGAGTGCACAGATTGCATTCCAAGCAACGGTAAGTGAGACAGTAAGTGGTCAGGATACGGTTTCGGCAGGCGCAGAGTTTAATGCGGCGGTGGCTGAGACAAGTACGGCGGATGGTCAGGCAAGTGCGCTTGGTGAGTTTTTTGCGGATATTGCAGAGAACGCGCAGGGATCAGATACGGCGAGTGCCTTGGCTGCTTTCTCTTGCTCCTTGGTAGAAGGGGCGCAGGGATCGGAAACCAGTGCAGCGCAGGCAAGTTTCTCGGTAGTTATTGCTGAAGGAGCGCAGGGCGCGGATAATGTTGTCGGTGGGATTGTTTATGTGGCCTCTGTATCAGAAGAGGCAGATGCATCAGACAGTGCTTCAGCAGGGGTGGCGTTTGGTGCGGTAGTAGCAGAATCTAGTACAGGATCGGATGCATCCTCGGCCTTGGCGGCGTTTGGTGCGTCTGTATCTGAAGCAGCAGCAGGATCGGTCGCGGTTTCCGCGCAGGCGCAGTTTAATGCGCTGATACAGGAGTTGGTAACGGGACAAGAACTGTCCTCTGCCTCGGCCGTGTTCCTCGCGTCTATTGCAGAATCGGCAGAAGCTCGGGACGAGCTATTCCGGCGGTTGTTATGGGAGCCGGTAGATGACAGTCAAGCCCCTAACTGGCAGAATGTAGATAACACGCAGTCTATGACGTGGGCAGCGGTAGTGGATACGCAGTCTGCGGGCTGGTTGGATGTAGATAATACCCAAGGGTCAAGCTGGTCGGATGTAGTGGACACACAGTCTCCGGCATGGCAAGACGTAGATACAAGTACGTAAGGACACGACGATGCCTAGCACATACTCCCCTAATCTCCGTATTGAGTTGATTGCTAATGGTGAGCAATCAGGCACATGGGGCACGACGACAAATACCAACCTTGGCACGTTGATTGAGGATGCCATCTCAGGGTATGTGTCGGTAAGTGTTATTTCAGCCAACCAAGCATTAACGGCGGTAGATGGTGGTGCGGATCAGTCGCGCAACATGGTCATCAATTTAACGACGACGACTTCCGCTGCTTTTAATGTTTACATTCCTCCGGCAGAGAAGTTTTACGTCATTCGTAATTCGAGTGCTTATGACGCGACGATTTATTGTTCTACGGTATTAGGCAATACGACGGCGGCGGGCACGGGGGTCACGGTTCTTGCTGGGACTACCACGATGATATTTGCGGATGGGACGAATGTTGCTTCGTCTTTGACCGCGTTTAGTGGCAATTTGGTGGTTTCCGCCAACTCGTCTTCTCCTGCATTACGTGTAACGCAAACGGGCAGTGGAAATTCTATCCTTGTTGAGGACAGTGCAAATCCGGATGCAACGCCATTTGTGGTGACGGCAACCGGTGATGTGGGTATCGGTACTTTGTCGCCCACTAATCTACTTTCTGTTGCGGGCAACGCCAATATTACCGGCAACACCACGCTTGGCGATGCCTCTACCGACACCGTGACGGTGAATGGTTATATGGGGGTTGGCGCAGCAGCAAGTTCGGCTGTTTCTTTATATTTACAAGGCACACATTCAGGAACAGCCGCTGATATTTATGCAGCGCGGGTAACTCAGACTATACCAACCACCACGACAGGTTCTTGGACTGCGTTTACTTCAATTAACAACACAACGGCTGCTTCAACTTCAATAACCAGTGCAGTTGGGTTTTTGGCTGGTAATTTTGCTGCGTTAGGCGCGGGTTCCACACTAACTAATCAGTACGGAATTTTTGTCGCCGACCAAACACGCGCAACAAATAACTACGGCATCGGCTCAGCAGTTTCCTCTGGTACGGATAAGTGGAACATCTATGCGTCGGGGACGGCGGCGAACTACTTCAAGGGCTATTTACTTGCTTCTGAAACAAGAACTGCCGTGCCTAACGGAGCAGCAGTCCGGTCTTTGGTTTCTCAGGGCGCTGGGGCATATACCCTTTGGTGGAGGTCAGCAACATCGGTTGGTGGCGGATACATTGGTACGGATGGTCCAAACCTTATATTTGGCAACGCTACCGGATCAGAGGGCGCTGAAACGTATACCGAACGCATGCGCATCGACTCCTCCGGCAACGTGGGGATTGGGACGACTACGGTAGCGGCAAAATTACATTTAAACCAAGGATTTCAAGTAATAGACAAAGGAACTTTCGCTGCGACAAAGTTTAACAGTCAGGGTGTTGCTTGGAATTCGGTGGCAACAACTCCGTCACTGGTTTTTAATGCTGACGCTGCCGATAGACCTGAGATTTCTTGGATTCGTGGCGCAAACACTTACCCTGAATTTTCTATTAGGCAGCATACAACCGCTAATTTAGGTGGGCAATTTTGGGTAGGCGGTGGCACTGTTGCGCCTAGCTTAGTAGCGTCTGTAGTGCCTAATGCTTTTTTAATTGGAACGGGAGCATCCCAGAGTTTAAGCAACGGCGGTGTGACTGGCAATTTGCAAATTGAGACGGCTAATGGTTCTACAAATGCCTCGATGGTTCGGAATACGGCAAACGCAAACGGCCCTATATTTGCTTTTGGTAAATCTCGCGGTGCGGCTCTTGGTTCAAGGACTATTGTTGCGTCTGGCGATATTCTTGGAGTTATAAATTTTGATGGCGCAGATGGCACAAATATGCTTGATGCGGCTTCCATCCTCGCTCAAGTAGATGGCACTCCCGGCACGAACGATATGCCCGGCAGGTTGGTATTTAGTACGACTGCGGATGGTGGTAGTTCGCCTACAGAGCGTATGCGTATCGACTCCTCCGGCAACCTTGGCTTGGGCGTTACGCCGAGTGCTTGGGGAAGCCCATCATATGCTGTATTGCAAACGTACACCCTTGGGATTGTAAATACGCCCGGAGGTGGAACAAATACGACAACATTTGCCACCAACTCTTTTTATAACGGCACAAATTGGATTTATCGCAATACTGCGGCGGCATCTCGTTACGATCACTTTGGCGATACGCATCGTTGGTTGAATACTCCATCTGGCACAGCTGGAACTGCGATCACTTGGACACAGGCGATGACGCTGGATGCGAGTGGGCGGTTGCTGGTTGGTACGACAAGCGTAAGAAGTGGCTATAGCTACGGGTTAGTAATCGAAGGTGTAACAGGTGGCTACGCTGCTGGCGCTGGTTTTGTCAGAAACACAGCCGACACAGCGGGATCAGCAATTCAGTTTGGTAAGTCTCGTGGCACAACAGCCGGTAGCGTTACGGCAGTAGTTTCAGGCGATTCGCTGGGGACGTTGCTTTTCCAAGGTGCCGATGGCACAGGAATGATCTCGGCGGCAGGTATCGTTGCTCAAGTAGACGGCACCCCCGGCACCAACGATATGCCCGGTCGGCTGGTCTTCACCACGACCGCAGACGGTGCGAGTTCGCCTACGGAGCGTATGCGTATCGACTCCTCCGGCAACGTGGGGATTGGTACGAGTTCGCCGGGCACAAGGCTTCATGTTAATTCTGGGGCAATTGACGAAGTTGCTAGATTTGAAGGCACTGGATCGCCTTATATTAGTTTTTATGACAGTGGCGTAAGAGAGTTTTATATAGAAAATGGAGCAATCGTTAGATTAGCTGTTGAAGCGAATAAAGCTCTCGCCTTTCTCACCAACAACACCGAACGCGCCCGTATCGACTCCAGCGGTAATCTGCTGGTGGGGGCATCGGCTAATCCGGGGCTGTCGTGGACATCAGCAAACCGGCTTTTTGCTGACCAAACGGCAGCCGACTTTACCTGCCATGTCCGTAATTCAAGCGGCACAGCGGCCAACAATTACGGTATTGCAATTTCATTCGGAGCCACACCCAACGGGACAGGCAATGCTTTCATTGAGGCGCGGGATGCTACCGCGCAGCGATTCCAAGTTCGCTCCAACGGTGGCATAGCCAACTTCAGCGGCAATAACGTCAACCTTTCTGACCGCCGCGAGAAGACCAACTTTGCTCCGGCTGGTGACTATCTGTCGAAGATTTGCGCTATCCCCGTGCAGACCTTCAACTACATCGATCAGAACATGGAAGAAGACCCCGGCTTAACGCTGGGTGTTGTAGCGCAAGAAGTTCAGGATGTTGCGCCTGAGTTAGTCATGGAATCGAACTGGGGTACGGCAGAAGAACCTAAGATGCGCCTGTCGATCTACCAGACCGACCTTCAGTACGCGTTAATGAAGTGCATCCAAGAACAACAGCAAATGATTGAAACACTACAGGCGAAAGTCGCCGCATTGGAGGGTAAAAAATGAGTACAACATTTAACTGGGCTGTGACCGCGATGGACTGCTTACCGCTATCTCAAGGCAATGCGGATGTTGTCATTACCGTTCATTGGTCGTGTACGGGTGTCAATGGTGATTACTCCACTAATGTCTATGGCACTTGCGGTGTTGCCTATGGCGGTGGCAGCTTTACGCCTTATGAAGACCTAACCCAAGAAGAAGTGTTGACTTGGGTGTGGGCGAATGGTGTGGACAAGGATGTGACAGAAGAAGCTGTAGCACAACAGATTGAAAATCAGATTAACCCGCCGGTGGTTACGCCACCGCTTCCTTGGTAAAAGAGGTTCCTCGGTCCCCTCTTCAAGAAAAGTGACCGAGCATTTATGGAGAACAGTAATGAAAAATACCCCAATCACACTAACGCTAGTACTAGAAGAGGTAAATGGCATTTTAATGGCCCTTGGTCAGTTGCCCTATGCTCAGATAGCTGGGTTGGTTGAAAAGGTACGCGAACAAGCTACGTCGCAAGTACCTGTACCAACGCCTGCTACAGAGGTCGTCGCAGACGAGCCAGAAACGATGCAATAAATTAGGTGAGCCGCAATGCCGCTACAACCACTACAGTTTCGTCCCGGTCTTAATAAGGAAGTCACCACCCTTGCTGGTAAAGGAGGATGGTTTGACTGTGACAAAATACGTTTTCGCGGGGGCTTCCCTGAGAAAATAGGTGGTTGGGCGGCGCTTTCTTACAATACCTTTTTGGGTGTTGCGCGGTCCTTGTGGAATTGGGTAACGCTTAAAGGTTTTAATATTCTTGGGGTAGGTACGAATCTCAAGTTTTATGTAGAAGATGGTGGCGTGTATTACGACATTACGCCTATCAGGAATACGACGGCTGCAGGGAATGTCACGTTTTCGGCGGTCACTGTTGCGCCTTTCTCTTCTACGATTACCGTGACGGACACTTCCCATGGTTGTAATACCGGGGACTTTGTGACGTTTAGTGGTGTGGATGCTTCTGGCCTTGGTGGCAATATCACGCAAGCGATTTTGCAACAGGAATATCAGGTAACGGTAGTCAATGCGAATACCTACACTATCCAAGCACGTGTAGTTTCTCCTATCGGCGCTCCCGGTGCGGCGGTGTTATCGAATGCGTCGGATTCTGGTAATGGCGGGGCAGCGGTAGTAGGGGCCTATCAGATTAATACAGGTGCGGCCATTTATACGGTGGGCACGGGCTGGGGCACCGGTACATGGAGCCGTGGCACGTGGGGCTCAGGTTTTAGTTCGGGATTCGGGAACCAGTTGCGGTTGTGGAGTCAATCCAATTATGGGGAAGATTTGTTGTTTTCTCCAAGGGGTGGCGCACTGTATTTGTGGCAACCGGGGTCAGGGTCTGTCCCTGCGTATGGTACGCGAGGAACACTGGTATCTGCCACCGATGTGCCTTCTCAGATATCGCAAATACTGGTGTCGGATGCGACGCGGATTGTGATTGCATTTGGGTCGAGTGATTATGGTGCGTATGGCACGGCGGCGTTTGATCCGATGTTGATCCGTTGGAGTGCGCAAGAAGATTATTTAGATTGGACACCTACTGCGACCAACCAAGCAGGTAGTTATCGTTTATCCCGGGGCTCGGACATTATCGGTGCGTTACAGACGCGGCAGGAGATTTTGGTTTGGACGGATGCGGCGTTGTACTCAATGCAGTATTTGGGACCGCCGCTCGTGTATGGTTTTACTCTGATTGCCGATAATATTTCTCTGGTCAGTCCAAATGCGATTGCAACAGGGTCTGGCATTACGTTTTGGATGGGTACGGATAAGTTTTACATCTACTCAGGGCGCGTAGAACCGTTGGTGTGTTCGGTTTGGAAGTATGTGTATGACGACATTAATCTTGATCAGGGGTTCCAGTTCTTTGCTGGCACCAATGAGCGGTTTAATGAAGTCTGGTGGTATTACTGCTCTGAGGATTCAAATACGATAGATCGCTATGTGATCTACAACTACGTAGATAATGCGTGGTATTACGGCAATCTGTCACGTACTGCATGGTTGGATAGTCCGTTGCGTGATTATCCGCAAGCCGCGACATTAGGCAACATAATCGTGTTCCACGAAGCGGCGGTAGATGATGGGACAACTAACCCGCCAAGTGCAATTAGTTCGTATATCCAGTCGGCTGACTTTGATATTGCCAATGGCGATAAGTATGGCTTTGTCTGGCGGATGATTCCTGATATCACGTTTAATGGCTCGATGACACAGAGTTCGACGGACCCTGCGGTGAAGTTTAAGATGCGTCCGAGGAAGAACCCCGGTGCGCCGTATAAGGTATCGAATGCGCCGACGGTGGAGTCCACGCAGAATTACAACACTGAAAAAACGTACGAGGTGCAGGAGTTTACGCAGTTAGTGTATACGCGAGTGCGTGGAAGGCAGATGGCGTTTCGGATAGAGTCAGACACGCTGGGTACGCAGTGGCAGTTAGGTGTGCCTAAATTGGACATTAGGCCGGATGGTGGTCGATGACGACTTCTGTCGTTGTAACTGACTTTGAGACGCTTTTAAGAACAAAAGCGCCTGCATTGCCGTATGCACCGCAGGAATATAACCGTAGGTACCACGATGAACTCAACAATATTCTGCGGTTGTATTTCAACACGCTTGATACCCTGATAGGTCAGTTATCACTTATGGCTTCGACAAATGGATCTGTACCTGTTGCATTAGGTGGAACAAACCTAGACGCGTTTGGGCGGCTACGGGTAAGTGAGCCGTTTACGCTGTTTGACTCTTCGCACCGATACTCAGATAACGATCTCTGGTCAACAGGCACTACCGGAACGGCGGCTGCGACGTTTAGCGCGGACGAGGGGCTAGTCAATTTGACGGTGGGTAGCGCAAACAATGATGAGGTAGTAAGAGAAACCACAAAGATATTTGCGTATCAGCCGGGCAAGAGCTTGCTGGTGATGAATACGTTTGTCATGGGTACGGCGAAAGCAAATCTACGTCAGCGTGTTGGTTATTACGGTACTGCTAACGGCTTTTATATTGAACGTGACGGGACAAGCGCCTATTTCGTGGAGCGCAGTTCTGTTTCTGGGGTCGTTGTAAATACACAAGTGGCGCAAGCTAACTGGAACCAAGACCCGCTGGATGGCACAGGGCCTTCTGGTATTACGCTGGACTTGTCCAAGTCGCAGATTCTCTACATGGACATCGAGTGGCTAGGTCTTGGCACCGCTCGTATGGGGTTCATCATCGATGGGCAGTTCGTCCCGGCGCATAACTTCAACCATGCCAACCTGACCACAACGACGTACATCACTACCGCTTCTCTGCCATTGCGGTATGAGATGAAAAACACGGCAGCAACGTCGGGGGCAAGCACACTAAAACAAGTTTGCTCAACGGTGATCTCAGAGGGCGGCTTTGCATTAACCGGTTTGCAACAGGCTATCGGCACGCCCATTACAACGCCGACATCACTGGCTACGGCGGGAACTTACTACCCCGTGGTTTCGTTGCGCCTAAAAACGACACGGTTGGACGCTATTGTCATATTGACAGCTGCGTCTATTCTGGCATTAAGCAATAACGTGAACTACGAATGGCGGGTGGTGGCTTCTGGCACTACAACTGGCGGGACTTGGGTAAGCGTTGGTACTAATTCTGGCGTTGAATACAACATTACGGGTACTTCGTTTACTGGTGGTCGCATCCTAGCGCAGGGTTACACACAAGGATCAAACCAAGGCTCTACCACCGTTGATATTTTGAAGCAGGCATTGTTTGCCAACCAGCTAGAGCGGAACGGGATAACCGGAACGCCTTTCGAGCTAACACTAACCGCTGCGGCTTCAAGCAACAGTTCCACAATTTTGGCTTCCCTTGACTGGGAAGAAGTTAGCCGATAGTGCGCTTCAATCTACTATTTAACGCAATAATGCTGGATAATTCAGGCAATTGTTCTTGACAGGAAACGAACATGGCGACTAACGAACAAGGCATCATGGCGCTGCCAGAAGGGCAGCAAGCAGCTATGCCGCAATTGAGCTACATGGATTCCTACGACGCGGTGCGGCAGGGATTCAAGCAAGCTCGCCCGGACGTGGACTTGGAAGTCCAAGAAGTCATGGCGCAAATGCGCACGGGCCTTGATAAGTTAGACGATGAACAACTACAAGCGCTTATTGATGCTGTCCAATATCTATATGACAACCCTGATCGCTATAAAGAAACTTTAACGCAAGCCATTCGGGAAGGGGATTTAGAGCAGGGGGTTTTTCCGGAAGAGTATGACGAGGAACTTTTAAGCGTCATCCTTGCCGCATTGTTAGATGAGCAGCGTTCGCGTGATACCGGCAGCGGCATGATGATGCCGCCTCCTCAAAACTTTGCCCGTGGGGGCATTGCTGAAGCAGCGCGGCTCGTGGCCAGCCAAGGTCGTAACGGTGACACCATGCTGGCGCATATTACGCCTGCGGAAATGCGGCTGTTGAAATCGCGTGGGGGTTCGGGAACCATTAACCCAGTAACTGGCTTGCCTGAATTTTGGAATCCGTTTAAAGCTATTGGCAAATTAGTTACAGGAGTAGGAAAAGCCGTTACTGGCGTAGTCAAAGGTGCTGTCAATGTCGTTAAAGACGTAGTTAAAGGCGTTGTTAATGTTGCCAAAGAAATTGTAAAAAGCCCAATTGGTCGGATCGTAGCCACGATTGGTCTTGCCACGGTCCTCGGACCGGGGGCCTTTGGGATTACAGGACTAGGCTTAGCCTCCGCCCCCGTAGCAGCCGGTCTTGCCTCTGGTGCGGTGACTGCGCTATCTGGCGGAAGTCTAAAAGATGTTTTGATCAACTCGGTGGTTGGTTTTGCCGGTGCGCCGGGGGGACCTGTTTCTAATTTTGTTGGCAAATATACTGGTCAATTTATTAGTAATCCTACGGTGTTAGCTGCTGCCAACGCGGCGGTGGTTGGCACAGGCGCAGGACTTTTACAAGGACAAAACCTTAAAGAAGCCGTCCAAGGGGGCCTGATACAAGGGGCTGTTGCTGGAACGATTGCTTATGCACAGGGAGTACCTCCAGCAAAAGCCAATGCAGATGCGGCGACTGCCGCGTCACGCGGAACAACTGCGGTTGCGGCTGAGGCGGATGATGCAATCGCCCGCGTAGCAAAGTTCGGCAGCCCAGACATTGATGAGGCGCAAATCGCAAGAGCCAATACGGCTCCCGGAAGACCCGGAGAGATTGTGAAACAGACGATTATGAAAGATGGTCGTGTGTATGAGCAGTCTTTTGCAGCAACCAACCGTCCGACGGTGGTTGGGGCGGACGGGAACTTGGTTGATCTTGAAGTGCCCCTTGGCCCGGCTAAGTTAGTAACACAAGGCGCGGTACAGCCTGCTTCCGCTGCAGGGCCTACGGGTGGGTCAAGTTATACAGGTGGCTCCCCCCTTGCCCAACCTAGCCTGTCTGGCGCTGCGCCAGATGCCATGTACGATTTAGCCAGTGCGGCAGGGAAAGTAGGCGTAAGACCTCCTGCGGGAACTTCCTTCCAGCCCGGTTTAGGTACGGATACGTTGCGGTATCCAGCGGGAATGGGCGCAGTGGAGATGCCCAATATTCCTGCCGCTCCTGCAGGCGCAGCAGGGGGAGCCGCACCGGGCGGCACGGGCGGTGTTCCGGGCGTAGGAGCTTCTTTGAGCCGGGCCGGTAGCGGTGTGATGGATATTGCCAAAGGCAATTTCTCCCAAGGCTATGAGCAACTAAAAGGAGGCTTGGGTGATCTATTCTTCCCCGGTACTCCAGCAGCACCTACTAGCGCAGACCTAATAAATAATCCGCAATATAAAATGCTTGTTGATAAAGGGGTATCTCCAGATATTGCATTACAAACATTAAAAACCGAACTTACCCCTCCTTCCCCCGGAATGCTTCGTACTTACGGTCCCGGGGTAGCAGCAGGCATTACTGCTTTAGGATTGGCAGGTGGGTTTACCCCAAAACCCCCACCAGAAACTGAGTTTGCAAAAGACATGCGTCAGCCGATTGATCTATCGGATAATCCTTCTGCGTATTACATCCAAGGATTGCCGGGCGTTCAATACAACGAGCGTGGGGAAATTATTGGCTCCTCCGCATGGTCCCCCTCGGAGACCATGGAAGATATCCGAGTAGCCACGCCTAGTTACATTGGCTACAACCCAATGGCCTATACCCAGCCTACCTATTTCAATATGGGAGGTATTGCCGCATTGGCACAGGGAGGCTATCCTAGACGTATCGGCCAGATCAGTGGACCGGGGACCGAGACCTCTGATGATATCCCCGCTATGCTTTCCGACGGTGAGTTTGTCATGACCGCCCGCGCCGTGCGCGGCGCTGGGAATGGCAGTCGTCGCGAGGGCGCGAAAAAGATGTATGCGCTCATGCATCAATTAGAACGTAACGCGGCACGAGGATAATCATGGCAGAAATCACCGAACAGATAGTCCGGGAAGCCCCGGAAATTGAGAAGATCAAACTAGGTCTTCTTCAGTCTGCAAAAGCCCTTCCCGCGCCTAATCTACCTGCTTATCAAGTAGCTGGGCTCACTCCAGAACAATTGGATGCGCTGCAACGCGGCGTGTCTGGCATTGGTTCGTATCTCCCGTTCATGCAGGCTGCTCAAACAGCAACAACGGCAGGTGCGGGGCTGCTTGGTCGAGGAGCAGATATTCTGACTGGTGCGGACACCCGTTCACAGTTTGATGCGGCACGTCAGGCAATGACGCAAGCAGGAACGCCTATTTCGCAGTTAGACGAACTTGCTTTTGCAGCAGGGCAAGGAGCACCTCTATTGGGTGGTGCCGCTACTGATGTTGACCTTGCTCAAGCAATGGCGCAGCAATATGCGCAAGCTAATCTTGGTCCTGCGCAAAACTTAATGCTCCAATCTATTCAACAAGCGCAAGGGGCGGGCCCTCAGTTTGGGGCTGCACAACAGCGCCTATTGAGTGGGGCAGGATTAGGAGAAACTGCTGCAGAGCGTGCTCGTCAGGCTGCGTTAGCGACAAATTTAGCTCCAATTGAGCAACGAATGCTTGCTGCTGGGGAACGCGCAAGAGCGGGCGGTCCACAGTTTGGAGCAGCACAAGGCTTAGTAGGACAAGGCGTAGGTGCGTTAACAGGGGCCGCACAAGGCTTTTCCCCGTCTAATGTACAAGCCTTTATGAACCCGTATCAGCAACAGGTGATTGATGAGTCCCTGCGGCAGATCAATCGTCAAGGCGATATTGCACGTCAAAACCTGCAAGCACAGGCTGTTCGTGCTGGCGCGTTCGGCGGTTCGCGAGAAGGAATCCAACGTGCCGAGCTAGAGCGCGGTTTGTCAGAACAGCGTAACGCGGCGATTACTGGGGCGTTGGCGCAGGGGTATCAGAGTGCCGCGCAACAAGCACAACAAGCCTTTGAACAGCAACAACAACGTCAATTGTCGCAGGCGCAAGGGTTCCAAGGCGCTGCTGGTCAGCTAGGTAGTTTGGAAGCGCAACGCGCACAACAAGCGCTTGCGGCTGAACAATTTACTGGAGGTCTTGAACAACAACTTGCGGCGCAACGATTCCAGCAAGCCGGTCTTGGTCAACAGGCCGCACAGCAGTTGGCGCAGGCTGGGCAAATGGGAATGCAAGCAGGATCACAATTGGGAAGTCTTGAAGCACAACGCGCACAACAAGCTTTGGCGACTGCTCAGTATGGTGGGAATATTGGTCAACAACTCGCGGCACAAGGTTTACAACAAGCGGGGCTTGGTCAAGGGGCCGCAGGTCTTTACGGCAATCTTGCACAACAACAAGCCGCTCTTGCAGGACAGTATGGTGATCTTGCTGCACGACAAGCCTCTATTCTTGGTCAACAGGCCCAACTTGGTCAAGCGCAAGCCGCTGGCCTCGGTTCGTTAGCACAAGGCCAATTTGGCGTTGGCTCACAGCTTGCGGCAGGACTTGGTTCGTTAGGTACACAACTCGGGGCAGTTGGCTTGCAACAAGGCCAGTTGGGCGAGGCATCGCAACGGTTAGGTCAGCAGGATGTAAGCTTCCTGTACGGTCTGGGCCAGCAACAGCAGACGCAGAAGCAGCGGGAAGTGGATGCGCTACGTGCAACACAGCTCCAGACGGCGTATCAGCCTTATCAGCAACTGGCGTTCTTGTCGGATATTTACAAAGGGGCACCGTCAACGCAGATGGCACTTACTACCCAAGCCGCTCCTGCGCCCAGCCCATTCCAGCAAGTAGCAGGACTTGGTACAGGCTTACTGGCAACCGGCGCGGCCATAAACCAAGCAGGCAGAATCTTTTAAGGAACAGTAATGAAAGAAGAAATCCTGAAGAGAAAAATGTTCTCTGAACCGGTGTCCAAGAAGACGATGAACTCAGGCATCATGCAAGGCTTTGAGGATGAGATGGAAGATGAGATGGAGGACGAAGCGGAAGAAATGCCGCCGATGGCCCGTTCCCCTCAGAATCCTGAAATCCTAATGAACAATCTTCGTGGGGATATCCGTTCCGTTGATGCACGTTACCTTGAACTGGCACAGATGGTTGGAGAGCAGGCTGCAAGCGAAACACCGCCAGAAGTCCTTGCCATGCTCCAACCTCAATTGGCTGCTCCGCAAGCTCCGCCTACGGGTATGGGCGCGGGGATAGCTGGATTACCACAAGCACCACAAGGAATGCCTCAAGGTGCACCTATGATGCCGCCCGGCATGGAGGGTGCCGCCCCTTTTCCGGAGGGCGGGGCTAGCCAAGCTCCGCCTACCCCAGATGGCCTTCCTCCGCTCCGCGCACAGCGTGGAGCGTTTGTGACGCAGGGTAATCGCCTCGATCAGTTGCAAGGCAACATGGATCGGATGTTGGCTTTGGCTTCGGGAAATATCCCACCGGAGCAAATGACCGAAGAAGATGCACGTCTGCTGCAGCAGTACAATATGAGCATGGGTTTTAGCGGCGGCATCCGTGACGCAGCTCGCCAAGGCATGGGTAGGATCGGCAGTGCATTGGAACCCTATATAGCGCGGGGCACCGCAGCTATTGATCGCTTTATGCCGAATCTCCAAGGCTTCCGTGTAGCGCCAATGCGTGGCCCAGATGGTGGCCGCATGGTTGTACAGGGCAGAGAGAATATTCGAGCAGGCGCTGAAGGAATGCCTGCTGCAGGCGCGGGTACAAAGTTCGAACGTGCCAATACGCTTGAGTTTGGGAATATTCCTTTTTCTCAAGGTCTACGCGAATCGATAAGAACAAACCCACTTGCTACATCGGCGGGATTGGGGGTAGGTGGCGGTACAGCGGCAGGAATGCTTGCTGGCATGGGGGGAGACAGAAATATTGCTAACCTCCCACCAGACCAACTCGCTGCTACGTTAGATCGTATCAATCAGATTCCTACCGAAGGTATGCCTTCTGCGCCAGCAGGTGGTGAGCCTCCTGCCTCGGCTACGATCAACCGTATTATGGCCGAGAGGCCTGATATGGGGATTGGCCCGTTTGGGGCTAATGTGCCTGCCCCTGTTATTCCGCCAAAGGCAGAGACAGCGCCACCAAAAGCAGAACAAAATTTGACGACCTTCATCAAAGACAAATTGAAGGAAGAAGCGCCTGCCCAGACTCGCGGCGAACGGATCAAGGCTGAGTTCAAAGACCTTGCGCCAACCTTCAAGGAATTGTTGGGCGATACCAAATCAGACATTCGCACGAATGCGTTGTTGCTATTGGCCGACGCAGGCTTTAAATTTGCCTCTACCTACAAGCCAACGATGGGAATGGCGCTGGGCGAGGCACTCTCTGGTGTTCCAAGAGGCTTTGCTGCATTGGTGGCACAAGCGCGGGATCGTGATATCAAGATCAATACAGCGGCATTGCAACAGGCGGTGGATAACGTCAACCTGCAAGACAAGTTGGCACGTGATCTACAACTGAAGCAACTGGATGTCTACGGCCGTACACTGGTTGAGCAGATGAGGGGTAACGCTCGTGTCAGAGAAGCTGTGCTGAAGGGCGATTACGATCTGGCGATGGAGCAATTGCGCAACCAAGGCTTCATCTTCAAGGATGGCGGCATGGGCATGACCATCATGGAGAAAAAGAACGGCACCTTTGAGGGCTCGTTCATCCGTCCAGACAAAGACGGCAATCCTCCGCCAGTGGTCAAGCAGGCTATTGACAGTAACTACACCCTGCGTCCGACAGACAATCCGTTTGTCACGAACCGTGGCCCAGCGCCTAC